TTGTTCGTATAATTGGCGATATTGAAACATGGGAGGCTATTTCGCATTATTTCCAAGAAGAAAACGGGCTTTGGTTTAATCCAAGAATGGAACGTGAGAGAGTTAAGGCTAAAGGTAGACATGACAAGGCTGTTAAGGCTAATTCAGCTAGATGGGATGCCCCAAGCAATGCCCCGAGCAATGCTACAAGCAATCCTCAAACGCATCCCCCAGCGATGCTAACTCATAACTCACAACCCATAACTCATAATACAGAACATAGAACACAAGAACTCAATGATATATTATCTTTTTTCCCTGACTCATTTTTCCACGACATGACAGTCCCTAATATACTTTTAAAGGTTAAGGATGATTTTGGCGTTGATGGATTAAGGGCTATGTGCGAGAAAGTCGCGGCTATAAAAGACAAGAGCAAATTAAATGGCGCTTATGTTAGGTCTATCATTAAAAATACGGATTTGGCAGGGATAGCTAAAGGCACATCTAATGAGCGCGGGGAAAAACTAGAGTGGCTATCCAGGTTACAATGTGTTGACCTTGCCAGTAAAAACAAGGGTGGCAAGACAACTGACGATCTGTACAGGGCATTGAAAGACGACAAGGGTAACAACATTAAATTTGAGAAAGGCCACAGATATGAGGGTCAATCTGTGTGGGTGAAGAAATGAGAGCATTATCATATATAGAAAATTTCACATCTGAAATAAACAGTCTTGGTATTGACGATAAAATACAATTAATTAATGAGGCGAGGCAGTTAATCCACGAAGCAAGCCCTTTCAAGAATGAGCCTGTTGATTTTGTGTCATGGGTTAAGATAGATCAAGTTATAGCAAATGACTACAACCCTAACAAGGTAGCTCCACCAGAGATGGAATTACTTGAAGTCTCTATTATGAATGATGGATATACGCAACCAATCGTAACATGGAACAATGAAGAGAAGCAAAAGAATGAGGTCGTTGATGGGTTTCACAGGAATAGGGTTGGTAAAGAATCAAAGATAATCAACAAGAGGATAATGGGCTACCTCCCCATTGTTGATATAAGGTCTGAGCAGTCAGGTAAAAGCGATAGAATAGCATCAACTATCAGACATAACCGCGCGAGAGGAAAGCACCAGGTTGATGCCATGAGCGAGATTGTCTTAGAGCTTAAAAATAGAAACTGGACAAATGCGAGGGTTGCGAAACAGCTTGGTATGGATGAAGAGGAAGTGTTGAGGCTATGCCAAATATCTGGGCTAGAGGAAATATTCTCAGATAGTGATTTTAACAGGGCTTGGGAGAGTACAGACAGCGAAGGGGTGTTTGACCCGATTACTGATGATATAGACCATGTTGACATGGAGAGATATAAAATACCAAATGAGGGTGACCGATCTAGAATATTCCATACATACGACAAGTGGGAATGTCACAAGGCTGGTTTTTATAAAAGCGTTAAGCCTGGTCTCTCAAAAGAAGATGGCGAAAAGATGTATGCAGAGTTCCTGTCTAATGATGATAAGTTTAAGGCGGCTCTTGGCGGTGTTATAACAGAATGGAAACATTCCTGCGAACATTACTTGACGAATAAGAGCATGAATAGGATTGCATGGCTAGGCCAGGCTTCAATGTGTTACGCAGAATGTGTCCCGAGTTCTTATTGCTCTGGATTCAATCTTCTGTCGAGCGAAGAGCAAGAGCGGGCTAATGATATTGCATTTGAGTATTTGACTAAGTGGCTTGAGGATAACGACAGAATGGAAGTTGATATGGATGAGGCTTTAAATATTGGCCGTCAGATGGAGCTATACTAATGGCTACTAAAAATTATATAGACATGAGTGTTTTAGATGCCGCGAGACAGCGCATATCTGGAATATTCGACAATTTCGACAAGTGTTATATTAGCTTCTCTGGCGGCAAAGATAGCACGGTTATGACGCATCTTGTTATGGATGAGGCAAGGGAGAGAGGGGTAATAGTTGGTTTGCTTATTATTGATCTTGAGGCTCAATATAAGCATACAATAGACCATATAAGAGAGATAGTCGAAGAGTATAAAGACAATATTGACCTACATTGGTTTTGTGGTGAGCTTCTATTGCGTAACGCCGTTAGTGACTTCCAGCCTAAGTGGGTTGCGTGGGACGAGGACAATAAAGAGATATGGGTTAGAGAAAAGCCAGAAGAGGCGGCAGACTTATCTCAATATACTTTCTTCCAGCCCAAAATGGAATTTGAAGAGTTTATGGTTCTGTTTGGCAAGTGGTATGCTGGAGACGACCTAACAGCCGCATTTATAGGTATAAGGGCTGATGAGAGCTTGCACAGATATAGAGCAATAGTATCAGAAAAAAAGAACATGACCTACAATAAATGGAAGTGGACAACAAAAATAACAAAGTCACTATATAACGTTTATCCGATATATGATTGGAAAACAGAAGATATATGGGTGTTTCATTCTAAAAATAAAGAGCTTAGTCACAATAAAATATATGACATGATGTCTATGGCTGGTGTTAAATTTAGTAATCAGAGGTTATGCCAACCATTCGGAGACGATCAAAAGAGAGGGCTTTGGCTTTATCATATACTTGAGAGTGAAACGTGGTATAAACTGTTAAACAGGGTTAGCGGCGTAAATAGCGGCACCCTATATATAAATGAGACAGGTAATATAAATGGCTATAACGATGTTTCAAAGCCAGACAATCATACCTGGGAGTCATATGTCAACTATCTTCTGAAGTCGCTACCTAAAAAAATGCAATCACATTACAAAGAGCGGTTTATAAAGTTTATTGTTGGCTGGAAAAAGCGTGGATATTCAAAAATACCAGATGAAGCACCTCATGATTTAGAGGTAAAACAATGGGCGCCAAGTTGGAAGCGCATGGCCAGGTGTATATTGAGGAATGATTATTACTGTAAGGGACTTGGGCAGACCCAACCCTTGAGCGAGGCTTATCAAAAGTATAAGCAGATAAAAGAAAAAAGGAGGCTTAACGATGAACTCACAAGCTAGTGAATGTACGTTATTTGAGTATCGTCATTTTCACGACACTATCGAGTCAACCCCCGAAGATTGCGCCACATTTGAGCGCCAATGTTCCAAACAGGAGCAAGAGATTCTAGCGTTATTCCCGTCAGGTAGCTACTTATCCCAACCTTCAATCAGACGGGCTTACAGTAGGCGTTACGGAAGGGATTTGGCTATTGCGTCATGTAGTCGAGGGGTGGCGAATCTCACAACACTTGATAAATTAGAGAAAACGGATGTCAAGGTTATGGGCGATTTTGGGAAGAATGTATTTACGTGGAGGAAGGTATGATTGGGCAGCGGTTTAGTTTTGACGGAACAAGGATAAACGGCTATTGGCAAATTAAGGACTCTGAGAAACCAGACGACTCAATATGGGTTGATTGCGAAAAGAATATACTACACATAATAATTGAAGCATTAAATAACAAGGGAGATATAAATGGATAAGATTTACTGTGGTTCAGGAAAAGAGATAACAACCCAATACGGGGTGATAACAAAGGTCAGCTTCATGGAGAAAGACCTCGACACGCTACGCAACAACCTCGAAAACGGGTGGGTGAATATTTCGGTAATGAAAAAGAAAGACCCACAGCCAGGGAAGCCAACTCACTATTGCGTTATCGATCAATGGAAGCCAGACAACGCAAAGGGTGACCAACCACAGCCGTCAGTCAATAATGACGTTGACGAGCCGTTGCCCTTCTGATGAACGCCAAGACGACAGAGCGTGGCTATGTTCACGCCAAAAAAGAGTACGAGAAAACGGGAACTATCCCCGACATGACCGACCCTAAATACGATCTATGCTCTGAAGATTTCCGCAAGGGTGTAGAAATGTTTGAGGCAGAATTGAAAAATAATTTAAAATAAGTGTTGAAATGTCTTGTTTTAGCCTTAACTTAGAGCCAAGCAAGAGGAGGCTTACAATGACAAAATTAAATGACATCAGGTATCGAAGAGTAGAGGAAAATGTGTACCAGGCAATAACACCAGATGGGCATAAAATGCAGATTGTTAAGATTGGGCAAGCTGACTGGCGCGGTTCTATCCGCACTCCAAACGATGATGTTGTCGGGCGAAGAGTAAGTGAGACAACCTTAACAAAAGCCAAGAGCGAATTATATGATTTGTTGACATGGTATCCTGACATGGTGAAAATCTAATGCACACAACGGCAAAGATGCAAGACATGGAAGATGCTATCAAGTTAATGCAACGGAACGCAAGGAGGCGACATATCACAATCAAACAGTTCATCAAGGATTACGGGGTTCACAAAGGCCACTTAGCTCAATTCGGGATTACATACTACCAGATTGATAAATATGGGGAAACTGATTTGGAAGAGCTACCCGTTGATATTCACATGGAGTTCATGGCGCTATTAACGCGTTATGGCTATTTTTGTGAGGGCTGTAATGATTAGCTTCAACCTAACTCAGCCTATCCCTTCTCTAAACGTGACCCTTAAAGAACATTGGGCAGTTAAGAAGAAACGCCGTGATTCATACGAGGAAACATTGAAGTGGTTATATGTCCAGGGCGAGAAGGCGACTAAGGAATATCTGCGAGCCTCAATAAAGAAACGGGTTAGGATTCATTCACAGCGAGCGCGTAAACTGGACTATGATAATCTTGTTGGTGGGGCTAAGACTCTAATCGATGCGCTGAAACGTGCGGGCATGATCGTAGACGACTCACCCGAATGGTTAGAGGTTACTTATACCCAGGCCACAGGGAAACCCTATCACACACTAATAACTTTTGAAGAATTACCCCACTAGGATGCTACTTTCCTATTTAAAGCAAGGGGTATATGGCACGGGCTGTCGTGGCGCAATGGTAACTAAAGACCAAGATTGCATTGCGGGTAAATTCAATCGGCAGTATTCAAATAGCGGAGAGCGTTCTGCACGTATTCGGGGCGCTCTCAAGGAGGAATTATGACTAACAAATCGGTAGAGTTGAAGGCGTGTCCCTTTTGCGGTGGTGAAGTTAGACTGTGTTGGGACGAAAAGAATCATGGTGAATATTTCTATGAGTGTATAGAGTGCGATACTGATGGTTGTGGGCTGGTCGAATTTAGGTGTGAAACCTTTTACAAAGAAAAGGCTATTGAAGCATGGAACACCCGCACCCCTGAAGCACAGTGGATAGCTCTTGAAGATGAAATGCCTAAGAAAAATAGGCTTGTGTGTTTTATAGATTGGGATGATGTCATTTGCTCTAACGACATATTCAACTATGTGCATGAGAACCAAATCAATTATGCCTTCACACACTGGAAATACTTTATCCCACCTGTCTGTGAAACCGATAAGGAGGAAGATAAAAATGGCTGATATATCAATGTGTAATGGACATGGATGCCCACTTGAAAGAGATGAATGTCACAGGTTTACCGCACCACAATCGGAACATTGGCAATCATGGTTTACTAA